TTGATACAATTGTTGATACCTTCAAACAGGATCTTGCAAAAGGTATTGGTGCAGCAGCAACAGCAGTTGCAATGAGTGTAGCAATGCAAGACAAAAAAGTTGTTGCAGCAAATGCTCCTAAAGCAGAAGAATCAATAACATATAAAGTTAACAGACTTAGTGAAGGACAGATTTATATGCTGTTCAACAGAGTTGAAAAAGTAAACACACATATGTTAGAAAACAAACTTATGTTTGAAAGTGTGTTTGATGCAGTATCATATTATCATAGACAGAATTTAAATGAAGGTCCACTAGATGCACTGAAAGGCGCAGCAAGTAAAGTAGGCGGTGCTCTAAAAACAGGTGCTAAAGCAGTAGGTGGTGCTATTAGTGGCGCAGCAAAACAAGTTACTACTAAAGTAACAGCAGAAAAATTAATGACTGCTTGGAAGAAAGCAGGATCACCGACAGACAGTGCAGAAGTTTACGATGTAATTAAAGGACTAGGTGTTGCAGATGATGTTATCAAAGGCACTTACGATTCAATGAAAATTGAAGTTCCTGGAACTACTGATGCTCCAGACAATGACAAAGATGCAGACGCAGCAGATCAATCTACAGATGATGCTAATGCAAGTACAGCAGGTGATGCAGGTACAGATGCAGCAGGCGATGCAAGTACAGATGCAGCAGGCGATGCTGCAACAGATGCTCCTGTAGATTCAGATCCAACTACACCTGGTGTACAAGAAAAAGACAAACAGTTTATTATGGTGCAAGATCCAAAAGACAAAACCAAATATAATGTAGTTGACAGTGAAACACAAGCAGTTGTAGATGGTGGTGCTGGACTAGATGCCGGCAGTGCAGAACAAATGCGTGATGAAAAAAATGCTGAAGTAGTTACACAAAAACAACAAGCGGCAAGCGGTAATGCAAAATCTCTTGATGCAGGTTCATATGACGAAGAATACGGAGTACCACTAACTCCACAAGCAGCACAAGAATTTAAAAAACAAGATAAAGCAACTCAAGATGAAAAAATTAAATCCGCAACTGCTGCAGGATACACACAGAATCAAGACGGATCATTCAGTAAACCCACAGATAGTGGTGCAACAGGTGATGCAGATGCTACAACAGGCACAGCAGATACCACAGCAGATGCACCCGCAGCCGACGCTCCGGCAGCAACAGCAGGTGCGCCTGGATCAGGTAACACAGCACCTGATCGTACAAAAGACACAGGAGCACCAACACAACAGAAGACTCCCGTTGATATAAATGCTGTTGCTGAATTAATTAAAAAGCAATCGCCGGAGATACAAAAACTAATTAAAAACCAACTTGCCGCTTAAAAGAAAGGCAATTTGGTTTTTTTAGTTGTTTCTAAATTATCTTTGATTATTTCTGTAATTATAGAACGTTCTTCATAAGACATAGAGGCTACTTCACTGTAAGAAAGACCTCTCATATACCAACATAGTCTAAGGAGTTCTCTCTTTATGCCCCGCGCCTCTTTATCTAAATTTTCGGCTTCACGTAAGATCTCAGGACGTGAGAGTTTTAAGACCTTACTGCGAAAAAATTTGCCTGATCCATCGTTATTGTAACGTTGAATTCGTGGCTGCAATCTCCACACTTTACTTTTCGTGCTTCTAAATCTAATGCTCTCTTGTTAACATTTAGATGATCGCTTATGGCTTGGAAAATACCTTTGTCAGTATTTTTCATAAAGTCAGCAATGTGTTGTCTGTCATCAGTAACGCCTTGCGGAGATTCAATAGCACTAATGCTGTCAGTAACTACATCAACTGTAAGTTTAGTCAGTTTGATAAAACTTGCACCAAACTTGTCAATTTTTTCTTCTTCTGACATATCGTCATTGCTGACAATGTCAAATATTTTTTGTTGCTCTATTTGTTGTATTTGTTTTGAAGTTATTTCTTTGTAACTATATGGTTTTAGATGGAAGACCAATTCGCCAATTTGCACTTTGTCGTTGTAGTTGAATTGTGCTAATTTTTCTAAATGCTCTGTAAGTTGATAATCATATTTTTGTTCTTCATTACATTTAGGGCAAACAGTGTTTACTTCCATTTTTTCGCCATAAGTTGCAATTCTAATAGCAACTAAACACGCATCTACATCAAGTGTAGGCATAGTCCAGGGCTCTTTGATTGCAGGAACACAACTTTTGATAACTTCTGTTGTTGCATTACCATTCATTAAAGCATCTGGTGTTTTATACATTAATTCGTCGGCTGCTGTCATAGCATAGACAGGATATTGCCCATCTTCACTTTTATCAAGCGCACCTTCGGGATACCACTGACCTTTACTTGGCAGCATAATATAAATTTTTGGCTGCCTATAGTAACCTGCTAGTGGATTAGCCGGTTTGTTTGCGTTTTGCGTAACTGTTACGTTAGGCATAACGTCTTTTGGATCTTCCATATTTTTTCTCCGATAAATAGTTTATAACAAATATCAACATATGTATTTATATGCGTATATTTCTGGGAATTTATTAAATGGCTGATGTAACCGGACAATTTGGAGATCAAGAAGTAGTACTTAATAATGCTGCGACCGAAGCCACTTTAAAGCAACTTTTACAGTCTATGAACGCACTTGCAGCAAAGCAAGGCGTAAAAATCAAAAATGACGCTGAATTAGACAAGCAATTAGGACGCCTAGGAAAAACTACGCAAGACGGTGTTAGAGCCGGAAAAGAATTTGGTAGAAGTAATAAGCGTTTAGGCAAAGAATTAATGGAAACTGCTGATGCAGCAGCAGAAAGCAGAGATCTTCTTGGCGCTATGGGTGCTAGTACTAGAGTTTTACTAACAGGATTAGGAAAACTTAGTAAAGGTATTCAAGATGTTACAGGCTTTATTGGTAGCGCATTATCAAGTGCTGCTGGTATGGGCGATAGTATATCAGGTGCTACTGATGCGTTGGGTCAAATACCTTTAGGTGTTGGAACTGTTGTTAAAAATGTTTTTGGTCCTGTAGCAGGTGCAGTAGAAGCAACACAAAAGAGTTTTCAACAAGCAGCAGCAGTTGGTGCTAACTTTGGTGGCAATCTAAACGAATTTGCAAACACAGCCGCACAGGCTGGTATGACAATGGACCAGTTCGCTGGTGTTGTTGCAAATAATGCTCAAGGTTTAATGTTCTTAGGTGGCAGCACATCAGAAGGTGCAAAACGTTTAGGACAGATGGGCAAAATGATCCGCCAAACAGAACTTGGCGACGAACTTGCTAGACTCGGTTATAGTACAACTGATATCAATGAAGGACTTGCAGAGTATTCAGGTAGACTTGCAAGAAATGGCAGAGCAGAAGAATTATCAAATAGACAGTTAGTAAATCTAACAGGTCAATATTTGAAAAACTTAGACGCAGTATCTAAGTTAACAGGTAAATCAAAAGAAGCACTTCAAGCAGAACAAGATGCTAGACAGGCTGATGCACAGTACAGAATTATGCTTTCCAAACTTGGTCCTAAACAACAGGCTGAGATGGAAAAACTTATGGATTCAATTCCTAAGGCACACCAAACTGGTATTAAGGAAATTTTAGCAACAGGTACTGCTACATCTGATGAAGGTGTTAAGGCAATGGCTTTCTTAAGAGAGTCAGGCGGCGAAGCACAAAAATTATTCCAGCAAATGCAAAGTGGTCAAGGACTACAAGAAGGATTTGCAAACGATTTTTATAATACCTACGCAGCAGAAGCCAAAAAGTTTGGTGAATCACCTATAGGTGAAACACTAGGTAAATTTGATGCGTCTATGAATGACTTTGTTGTTGCTTCATTAGATGTAGGAGCACGTCAAAAAACTCTTGCAGAAATACAAGTAGAAATTGAAGAAGAGCAAAGAAAACTTAAAGAAAAAATTGCAGCCAATACAGGTGAAGTTCTTGACCCAGCAACAATTAAAACATTCAAAGAAAATATTGCACAGGCAGCAACAGAATTCCAAACAGCACTTGCAAATGTTGATTTAGGACCTTTAGAAAAAACATTCCAAACTGCTGTCCAAGCAGCAAAAGATTATCTAATTCCAGCAATTAATTTAGCAGGTGAAAACTTTGACAAACTAGTAGCAGCAGTTGTTGCAGGTGAAGTTGCAATGAAAGCATTGGCTATTGCTGCAACATTGGCAGCAGGTGCACAAGGTCTCGGTGCAATTAAAAATATGGTTACTGGTGGCGGTGCAAAAGCAGGCGCAGGCGCCGCAGCATCAAGTGGTGCAAAAGCAGGCGCAAGTGGAGCAATGAAAGGTGCTGCTAAAACAGCAATGCGTAGACTAGGACCACTAGGACTATTGTATGGACTTTATGAAGGTTACACAACATCTCAAGAAATTGAAAAAGATCTAGAAGCAGGAAATATTACTTCAGGCGAAGCAGGCAAACAACAGTCTGCAAACGTTGGTGGAGTTGTAGGCGGTACAGGCGGTGCGCTAGCCGGTGCAGCAGCAGGTGCTGCTGTGGGATCAGTTGTACCTGTAGTTGGAACTGCTATAGGTGGATTGATTGGTGGTGCAATTGGTTATTGGGCAGGTTCAAGTGCAGGTAAAGCAGTTGGTGGACAAATAGGTGAAGCACTTATAGGTGACGAAACTATTCAAGATATTGAAGCCAAAATTAAAGCAGAACAAGAAAGAATAAAACGTTCACAAGAAGGTGTAAACGAATATTGGGGAAGTGAAAAATCGGGTAGAGAAGACTCGATGAAGACTATTGAACAGTTACAAAAAGATCTTGCATTAATAAAACAAAATAATGCAGAATTTGAAAAGAAAAATTCTACAGCAACTGGTAGTCCAAATTCACCAAGCACAGGTGCAAATAATGCAAATGATGGTATGAAGTCAGATGCAGAAAAAATGCACGATGAAGCAGCCAAAAAAGCAGAAGAATTACGTAAACAGAAAGAAGAAGCAGAAAAAATGAAAGGTTCTGACACACCATACACTGATAAAATGGTAGGTACTGTCAAGAAAACTTCGGAAGAACTGCTACAGGAGTTAAATAACAATATACAGAATTTAATACAATTAGGGCAGGATCAATTAAAAGCAGCAAAAGGAACACTTTCGGCTACAAAAGATGCAGCAGATTCCTTGCAATAATTTAAAAAAGGTGTTATAATAGAATATTATGAGTTGGAAAAAATACTTTACTCAAGTTGATACAGGCAATACAGGTGGTAACTTTAGCCCAATTAGTGGCGGAGGCAGACCAGGACCTGCACGTTCAAACTATAGTTCATATCTGCCAGATGTTTACGCAGGTAGTCCAAACCGTGTTGAAAAGTATATGCAATACGACACAATGGATATGGATAGCGAAGTAAATGCTGCGCTTGATATCTTAGCAGAATTTTGTACTGAAAAAGATAAAGAAAACGGCACACCTTTTAATTTCCATTTTAGAAATATACCAACAGGTACAGAAACACGTTTACTAAAAGACGCTTTACAAAAATGGACAAAACTAAATCAATTAGAAAAAAGAATTTTTAGAATTGTAAGGAACACATTCAAATATGGCGATTGTTTTTTCATCCGTGATCCAGAAACTAAAAAACTTTTATATGTGGATCAAGCAAAAGTCTCAAAAATTATTGTTAACGAATCCGAAGGAAAACTTCCCGAGCAGTATGTTGTAAGAGATATTAATTTTAATTTTAAAAATTTAATTGCAACTACACCACACGGAACAACAAACACAAGTCCAAGCGGCACATCATCTTATACAAGTGGTGGCGGGTTTGGCAGAGGTATGGTTGGCACAGCAGCACAACCACCTGGTACAAGATTTCAGAATCAAGCACACGAGATTACAGTAGACGCAGAACACGTTTTACATATTTCATTATCAGAAGGATTAGATAACAATTATCCATTTGGTAATTCATTATTAGAAAGTGTGTTTAAAGTTTACAAGCAAAAAGAATTACTAGAAGATGCAATTATTATCTATAGAATTCAAAGAGCACCTGAAAGAAGAATTTTTTATGTTGATGTAGGTAATATGCCAGCACATATGGCAATGACCTTTGTTGAGAAAGTTAAAAACGAAATACAGCAAAGACGTATTCCTAGTGCATCAGGTGGTAGTACAAATGTTATTGATGCAAGTTACAATCCGTTATCTACTAACGAAGACTACTTCTTCCCACAAACTGCTGAAGGACGTGGTTCAAAAGTTGAAACATTGCCAGGCGGTACTAACTTAGGTGAAATTACAGATTTACGTTATTTTACTAATAAATTATTCCGTGCTTTAAGAATTCCGGCGTCTTATTTGCCAACATCTATTGATGAACAACCTAATACAGTAGCAGACGGTAAAGTAGGAACAGCCTATATACAGGAACTAAGATTCAACAAATACTGCCAAAGATTGCAAGAAAACATTGCAGAAGCATTTGATTTAGAATTTAAAATGTGGTTAGATACTTGTGGAATTAATATTGATCCAAGCATCTTTGAACTTAAATTTAATCCACCACAAAACTTTGCTGCATATAGACAGGCAGAACTAGATACTACCAGAGCGAATATTTTTGGAACTTTACAACAAGTACCACATCTTTCAAAACGTTTTGCATTAAAACGTTACTTAGGTTTATCACACGAAGAGATTGCTGAGAACGAAAGAATGTGGCGTGAAGAAAATGCAGGCACTTTACAACCTCCTACTGATGCAGCAGGAGAACTAAGAGGTGCAGGTATCACACCTGGTGGTATTGATGCAGCAGCAGCAGATCAAACAGCAGATGCTTCGCCAGAAGCAGCAGCAGCGGCTGAGCCAGCAGCAGATGCAGGGGGTGACGCAGCAGGCACAGAAACTCCTGCCTAGTCATAAATAATAGTATGCTTCTAAACGAGTTTTTATATTTTAACGATAACATTAACGATTTTGCAGTCGACAGAAGATATGACAATGCAAAAGACAGTTCTGTTGTGGATGGAACTGACACACGTAAGATTAGACTTACATTGAAGCAGATTAACGAACTGAGAATGCAGGCAGAAGCACACGCGGCTGAAAAAGAATCAGAACTAGCGTTTATAAGGCAGATGTATGCAGCCCCAGTTGAGCCACAAGAATAAAAAATCCATAGCCAAAAGTAGTGCATTTGTATTAGGCAACGGCAACAGTCGTTTGACTGTTAATCCACAGTCTTTGTTAAGCAGAGGTACAGTATACGCTTGTAATGCAGTATATAGAGAATTTGATCCACACTTTTTAATTGCTGTAGATGTTAAGATGGTAAATGAATTAGTTGATGCAGATTACCATAAAAAAGGCACTGTTTGGACTAATCCTAACAAAGGCATTAAGACAAAATCAAATATTAACCTGTTTACACCACACAAAGGTTGGAGTAGTGGTCCTACTGCACTGTGGTTTGCTGCACAAAACGGACACAAAAACATCTACATAATAGGTTTTGATTACCAAGGAAACAAAGGTAAGTTCAATAATGTGTATGCAGATACGTTCAATTATAAGAAAAGTAGTGACGCAGCAACCTTTTTTGGCAACTGGTTAAGCCAAACAGAGAAGGTTATAAAGGAATTTAGACATACAAAGTTCTGGAGAGTGCTTGAACCAGGCGGTTTTGTACCTGATAAACTAGGGCCACAACACGGTAATTTAGCCCATATTTCTTGGGAAGATTTTGCCCAAACTTGGCCTGATACTATATATCAAGACAAAATGAATCAAAATAGCACCATTTAATAGGTATTTTATAAGTAAAATGTAAATACATTACGAAACAGCCTTACCAATTAATCAAGGAGAATACAATGGCAGATAAAACTACATTAGAACAAATGCTAGAGCATTTGGTAAACGACGACTCTGCTAAAGCCGAAGAGCTTTTCCACGAGTACGTTGTAGCAAAATCAAGAGAAATTTACGAAAACCTTATCGAAGAAGAAATGGAAGATGAGGAAACAACTGAAGCAGCGAAAAAAGATGACGAAGCAGTAGAAGAAGCATCTAAAGACGCTGACAAAGAAGATGAAGCAGTTGACGAAGCATCAAAAGATGACGATGCTGAAGAAGATAAAGTTGACGAAGCATCAAAAGACGAAGACGAATCAGTTGAAGAAGAATTTGAAGAAGTATCAGTAGAAGGTGACGAAGAAGGCGATGACGCAATGGGCGGAGACGCTACTGACGACCTAGAAGCAGATATTTCCGGCGACGATGAAGAAGGCGATAAAGAACCTGAAGAATTATTCCAGGATCTTGACGCAATTGTTGACGAACTTCAAGCAAAATTTGATGATATGAAAGACGGTGGCGAAGAAGGTGACGATGCTGGCGACGATATGGACGATGAAATGAAAGATTCATTAGAGCCAGTTGCAGCAGTTGCTGAAGAGCCAAAAGATGAGCTTGAAACAATGCGTGAGTATGTTGAAAAAGTAGCAGGTGGACACGGTGCTGAGAAAAAAGGTGCTGCTGACTCTGCAGACAACAAAAAAAGCGTAGTTGACAATATGAAAAACGATATGGGTGGAACAACTGCTAACATCGCTAAAGGCGGCGAAGGTTCTGAAAAGAACGATGGTGGATTAGCAGATATTACACCAAAAGAAGATAATGCAGGAAACGTAAACGTTCCAGGTGCTAAGGGTGCAACTAAAATGGATGCAGCCAAAGGACACGGCGCTGAGAAAAAAGGTGCTGCTGAGAACGCTGATAACAAGCAATCAATTTTCCGTGGCCGTAGATAATAGAGGGTACAAAGGTTGAAAACTACACTAGCAGAACATCTGAGCTTCGATCAGGCTAAAATCGTAATTGAGCGTGATGAAGGCGAGGGTAAGTCATTACACTTGAGTGGCATCTGTATTCAAGGTGACATTCGTAATGCTAACCAGCGTGTTTATTCTTCTAAAGAAATTGATAGGGCTGTCAAGACGCTCAACGAACAGATTTCTGGGGGGTATTCAGTGCTTGGTGAAGTTGATCATCCAGAAGATTTAAAAATTAACCTCGACCGTGTATCACATATGATTACTAAGATGTGGATGGACGGTCCTAACGGTTACGGAAAACTTAAAATGTTGCCTACACCAATGGGTCAACTTGTTTCTACAATGTTAGAATCAGGAGTGAAACTTGGTGTAAGCAGTAGAGGTTCAGGGGAAGTTGATCCTTCAGGAAACGTAAACGGTTTTGAAATTATTACTGTAGACGTTGTTGCACAACCTAGTGCACCAGGGGCTTACCCAACACCAGTTTATGAGCACCTAATGAATGAAAAAGGTGGTTACCAGGCATTTAAACTTGCTAGAGAAATTCAAGGCGACCCACAGGCACAAAGATACATAGCAGAAAACTTGAAAAATATTATTTCGGGTTTACAAAGTAAATAGGAGAATCACAGATGTTAGATTTTGTAAAACAATTGTTTGAAAACAATGTGATTTCCGAAGAAACTAAGTCGGAAATTGAAACCGCTTGGGAAACTGCTATTCAAGAAAACCGTGACAAAGTCAGTGCAGATTTACGTGAAGAATTTGCATCGAAGTATGAGCACGATAAAACTGCGATGGTTGAAGCAGTAGATAAGATGCTTTCAGACAGAATTACTGCTGAATTATCTGAATTTGCTGAAGACCGTCAAGGACTTATCGAAGCCAAAGCCAAATATGCTAAGAAGATGAAAGGTGATTCCAAAGCAATGGAATCATTTATTCTTAGTAACTTGAAAAAGGAACTTGGTGAACTTCGTGAAGATCGTAAATCCGTAGCGAACAATGTTGCTAAATTAGAATCTTTCATTGTGAATTCATTGGCGAAAGAAATCGCAGAATTCCACGCTGACAAGAAAGACCTTGCTGAAACTAAAGTTAAACTTGTTAGAGACAGCAAAGCAAAATTCGAAGCAATTAAGAAAGAATTTATTGACAGAGCATCAACAATTGTTGAAGCAACTGTACGTAAAGGCTTGAAAGCAGAGATGGGTCAATTGAAAGAAGATATCGAAGCAGCACGTAAAAATGATTTCGGTCGCAGAATTTTTGAAAGTTTTGCAAGTGAATATGCCGCAAGCCACCTAAATGAAAAATCAGAAACAGCAAAACTTCTTAAAGTTGTAAAACAGAAAGAAGAAGCAGTAGCAGAAGCAACTGCAAAAGTTGAAGAAGTTTCTAAGTTGGCTGAAAGCAAAGATGCAGAGATTGCTCGTATGCAAGACGCAGCCCAAAGAAAAGAAGTTATGTCAGAATTGATGTCACCTCTTTCTAAAGACAAGCGTGAAGTAATGAGCGAACTTTTAGAATCTGTTCAGACAGAGAAATTACACGCAGCCTTTGACAAATATATTCCTGCCGTAATGGAAGGTAATATGCCGAAAAAGGAAAAGGTAGCGTTGACTGAAGGCAAAGAAATAACAGGCGATAAACAGGCAGTAGCAATCAACGGTCAAGAGAATCAGACCGCTGAGATATTTGACATCCGCAAATTAGCGGGACTTAAAGTATAGGAGATACACATTATGTCACAACTATTAGAGTCACGCTGGTCGGAAACTAAAGAGGCACTTCTTGAAGGTCTACAAGGCAACAAGAAGACAGTTATGGAGACTACTCTAGAGAATACTCGTAAGTATTTGTCAGAGAGTGCCACAGCAGGTGCTACTTCCGCCGGCAACGTCGCAACCCTAAATCGTGTGATCCTACCAGTGATCAGACGTGTAACGCCAACAGTCATCGCAAACGAACTAGTTGGTGTACAACCAATGACTGGGCCAGTTGGCCAAATTCACACTTTACGTGTGCGTTATGCTGACGCATTTTCACCAAGTTCAGGTACTTCTGTAACTGCTGGTGAAGAGGCACTTAGCCCATTCAAGATTGCAGAAGGTTATGCAGGTAATGATACTGCTACAGGCCTAAAAGCAGGTGCAACAGCATCTTTGGAAGGTGAGGCTGGAAACAGACTTTCAATTCAAATCTTGAAACAAACTGTTGAAGCAAAAACTCGTAAGTTATCAGCTCGTTGGACTTTTGAGGCAGCTCAAGATGCACAAGCTCAGCAAGGTATTGATGTAGAAGCAGAAATTATGGCTGCTTTAGCACAAGAAATTACTGCTGAGATTGACCAGGAAGTTATCAATTCGTTGAATACACTTGCTGGAACAGCAGCATTAACTTATGACCAAGGTGCAGTATCAGGTACTGCTACTTTCGTTGGTGACGAACACGCAGCACTTGCTGTTCAAATCAACAGAGTTGCAAACTTAATTGCACAACGTACAAGAAGAGGCGCAGGTAACTGGGCTGTTGTTTCACCAACAGTATTAACTCTGTTACAATCTGCAACTACTTCTGCGTTCGCAAGAACAACTGAAGGTACTTTTGAAGCACCAACAAACACTAAGTTTGTAGGAACTTTAAACAGTGCAATGAAAGTGTACGTAAACGGTTATGCTACAACTGACGATGTGTTAGTTGGTTACAAAGGTTCTTCAGAATCAGACGCAGCAGCGTTCTACTGCCCATACATTCCTTTAATGTCAAGCGGTGTTGTACTTGATCCAGGTACATTTGAGCCTGTAGTGAGCTTTATGACAAGATATGGTTATGTAGAGTTAACAAACACTGCATCATCTCTTGGTAATGCGGCTGACTACTTAGGTAAAGTTGCTGTAACTTCAGCAAACCTAAGATTTGCGTAAGCACATTTAACCTTATTGAAAGGGCGGCTTTATGTCGCCCTTTTTTTATGACTTTATTTCGGTTGACATTTTGAAAAATTTGTATTACAATAAGTAATATAAATGATCGAAGTTAAAACCTGGAAAGATTTTGAAAAGTTACACGAACAATTTGCTAAATGGCGTAAGCGCCATCCTATGTTTACACACGATGTTCGTGCTATAGAAAACAGCGTTTCTGTACATATGAAAAATCATATGGATCATTTAATAAAATACAGACAAACCAAACGTAATTATCACTTAGAAAACGCACAATCAGAACTAGATAATATTAACAGTTTACTACACACTGTTAGTAAATCCGAACTAATGGCTTTACTGAGCAAAGGATAAATACTTGTGTCAGATAGCGAGCCGCAAGGCGGACTTATGCTGTTTACCCACAGCGTAGCGGATAGAACCCGCATTGGACTACTTATATAGGAGAAAACAAATGGGAAGACCACTTAATAAAAGGTTATTCGGAACGCCAACAGCGGCTGGTAACGAAATCAAAGTAAACTTTCATAACGGCTCAGGCGTGAAAGAAGGTTACATTGTTAAACAAAAAGGCTCAAAGAAGTTTGTTTGTGAAGAAATTGAAACAGCAGGTGAATTTACTTGTGTTTTAAAAACAGGCGTATTACCAGCAGCATTAACAGCAGGCGAAATGTCAATTTCTTTTAAAATGGACGACAGTGAAACTTACGGCGTAAGCAAAATTTCTGGAAAGAAAGCAACACTTGTAGCACCAAGTGCCACTGGTTCTAATGCATATGACGGATTGTCAGTGCCGTGGAACTTTAGCACATCTACTTCAGATGGTGCAGCAGAAGTTGAAGAGGCTGGTGACGATAATACATTATCCGGCACAGACGATACAGACTTTACTGACGACGCTTAAGGATAACTGAGTATGGAACCACCAATTAATGTATTTTGGGATTTTTTAAAAAACCTAAAAGACTTGGTTGTTTCAGTTAAAATTGAAAGTGCTAAGGCGTGCCATAACGGTAACGTCTTAGCACAAATTTCAAAC